GGCCCCATCCAGCCCGGCCTCTTCGAGTATTCCTAGCACGAGTGACCGAGTCGGGTTGATCACCTTCTTTTCTGACCTCTTGATCGAGGTCTCAAGGATCAGTTGCAGGGGCTTCGACGGTTTCATCTCTCTCTCCTTGTGTTTGCGGGCGAGCCTGCCACCAACAAGGTTATACGGCGACGATGGCGATCGTCAACCAAGCCGTAAAAGATCAATAATTCGAGGAACCCGCCGGATATCAGTATATCTGCAGCTGCAGGTTTTCTGAGATGAAGCTGTTCTCCCCGAACTCCAGCTCGAACCAGACGTTGTATATGCCACAGCCCATGTCCAGCCCCACGGTGTCCAGGAAGAAGAACCCCTCCGAATCCCTCCTGTACTCCACTTCCCCCCTCTCTACGACCATCCTCAGGTCCCGCTCCTTGGGGACGCAGTCCCCGCAGGCCTTCTCGATGGATATCTTGACGGGGCTGGCCACCGCCAGGTTCGTGTAGTACCGCTCTAGGTCGGAGGCCCGCGGCACGTTCGGAACGACCTCCACGGTGAGCCACCTCTTCTCCCCCTGGCGCACCCTGTTGGGGCGGAACCCGTAGGTGAAGTCGTAGACCACCGGCATGTCGGATGCGTACCACAGTTCGGACAGCACCACGAACTGGTTCGTGACCGTCCCCGACTGGTTCTGGCTGAACCGGACGCTCCACACGTCCAGGTACTGGCCCACGATGAAGGCCTCCGGCTCGAGCGGCACGACGACTTTGTAGTGCCCGCCGAAGGCGTCCTCGACCTCCTCCACGTCCCCGGGCTCCAACTCGAGCACGAGCCTGCGGCCCTCCGGGTTGTCCTCGGTGGCGAATGTGCTGTCGAGTTGGTATATCAAGACCTTCTCGACCAACTCCACCGGCTGCCTGTGGTTGGAGTTGTACGTGAACAGGCGGAGGACGAGGTCGTCGCCCGCGACGGGGTTCTGGTTTCTTTCCTTGAGCGCCATTCTATTTCCTCTTGGCCTTCCTGCGTGCGGACTCCATCGCGTCGTTCTCCCTCTCCTTTTGCTTGATGAAGCGTTCTATCATCCACTTCCTCTCGTTTATGGGCAAAGCCAAGAAATCATCCCTGCTCTGGCGGAGGTGATACATGAAGAAGAACATCTCCTCCATCAGGTTGCTCCACAGGCCTAGGCTTGCGTCCTCGACGCCGTCGCCTTTTTCCTTGCCCGAGGGAAGAAAAAATTCGACTCAAGCGGAAGCTCGATCTCGAAGTCCCTGAGGCTGTACGGGTTCGTGATCGACACCTTTGTGTCGACGCCGAACGGCGGCTCGTTGACCACGGTCCTGAGGTAGGCCACGTCCTGGATGGGCAGCTTCTTCAGAAGCGTCTGTATCTCGTTCTTGTCCGAAAGCCCCTCGACCTCCTCAAGGAGATGGGCCGTCCTGTAGAGGAGCGTGTCGTCCGCCTGCCCCGAAAGGTCGAAGTTCTTCGCCCTCCGCTCTCGGTGGTCCTGTATGACCTGCTCGTCCTTGCCCACGGCGAGCCTGTAGCGGAATCTGTACCCCGTGACAGGCAGGACGTCCGTCAGATTGTCCACGCCGAACTCCGGCTTGCAGTAGTCGACGAACAGGTCGTTCAGGTTGATGGTCGCTGCGAAGGTCTGGTCGCTTTCGGGATCTCTCACCTCCACGTCGTACTCCGGCGTGTACGAGATGCCCCGAAGGTAAATCAGCATGTAGGTTCTGTCCTGCGTGAGGAAGTTGCCCGAGTCGTAGTTCTCCTTCATGCAGCGGTTGAATATCATGTTGATCGCCTGCCCCTTCTTCACGAACCTCGGGGTGGCCAGAATCTCCTCCTCCTCTCCCGTCATCGGCCTGATGTGGACCACGCCGTCGCTGGGCCCGTCCTCGCCGTTGTAGAACTTGCCCTTGGACGGCAGTTCAATTCGCTCGAAGACCATGCTCCCTCGGGCGCCTATCCCGGCGATGAGTTCCTCGAGCTTCCCGCTGCCGGTGACCCTCATGTCCTGCTTCTTGGCGTTCTGCGCCGGCGCAGCCGCCCCCATGGCGGCCCTCTTGAACGCTTCTGGGATGTTGCCCTTCACCCGCCCCTGGTTGTCGCCCTGCGGGCCTTCGGGCTGGCTCGGGAAGTCCTCGCTCACCTCCGCGGCGGCGCGTCTCCTCATTTCCGCCATCTGCTCCAGCTCCTCCGCCGCGTTCCTGGGGGGGTCTTGCTGCGAAATTTCCTCCTGCGATATCTGCTTCTTCTGCGGTCTGAACGAGTCGTCGGCCATTTTTTCTACCTCTTTCTTTGGACTGTTTATCGGGCGGGATCGGCACGCCCACTAAGCGAACGCAACCCTTCAACTACATTAGTGAAGCAAGGCCAAAAATATTCAACATGCGCGATCAAACAAGACCACTCAGGATAGGCTTCGGGAACATCGAGCGACTCGTTTTCGAGGACGCCGCGGCGTGGAAGCTAATGCCCGAGATGAGGAAATTCAGGGACAAGTGGGCAATCAGCAGGATCGACCCATCCCTTCGTCCCACCGGAACCGCCGCGATGATCGACTTCATGGAGGCGTCGGGACCGCAGCAGGAGGAGGCACTTTCTGATTATTTCGGCAGGCCAGTTACTATCGATAGGGCTGACAGAAGGTCCGTAGCGAACGTCGAATTCGACATCGGGAACCCGCCGGACCTGGAGGAGATGTCCGCGTTCTCGGGGATGGGCGCTTTCCGCAAGGGCGACAGGGTCTACATAACATTTTGGAGATGAACATGTCCGATTCGGCTAGGATATTGATTTTTGCCATGGCTACGGTCGGACTGACCAACATCATCGTGGACCCGGCCGCCATCATGCAACCCGTAAGGGATTTCATCGACAAGCGATGCCACCCGTGGATCGCCAAGTTGGTCTCGTGCTACCAGTGCTCCGGCACATGGGTCGGATTCCTCTGCGGCTACCTCCTGATCGGAAAGGAACCGGAGGTCGTATTCATGTGCGGAATGGCCGGCAGCTGGCTCGCCACCATGTCGGCGACTGTCACGAACTACCTTGAGGCGATGAGCATCATCGGCGTCGAGGACAATGAGTAAAAAGTCCATCTTCCTGTGCCAGGCATGCGGGTGGAAGAGGGTGTGCGACCCGAACTCCTCCGGCCTTCTGGAGACAAAGAACGACGCGGAGAGTCCGAGCAAGTTCAGATGCCCGACATGCGGCCGCGGGATAGTGCCACGCAAGTTCCCCGACCCACAGGCTGAGAACGAAAGGCGGGCCGGCGAGGAGAGGATGAGGGAGGAGAACAAGGCCTTCCTCGACGACACGGCCCAGTTCCAGAAGAAATTCATCGAGGAGATGGCCGATGAGTAGTCAGAAGATAACCCTTCAAGACGTCAAGAAGGCACTCAAGGACTCAAGGTTCAGGCTCACTCTGCCCAAGGAGATGGAGCCCGACATCAACGAGTTCCTCAACAACCCGGGGTGCGCCTGCCACGCCCCGCTCTACAGGAAGATCATAAAGGACTGCCGCGACCAACTGTCCCGCTACTTCCCCGGCATGAAGGTTCCGGAACACGACGAGGACATAAAAAGGCTGGCAGAGAACCACTGGACGGTCATCAACTGCAGGGTCGACGAACTTGAATCTAAACTTGCCAATCTGGGCCCCGGAAGGAAGCAGCTCGACGTGGCTAGGTGGGAGGATCAGGTGACCGTGGTGGTGAACGAACTAGACATAGTCTTTTAGCCATTCCATGGAATCCATGTCATCCCTCAGGCTCCTTTTGACAACCTCGCAGGACGCCACGGTCTTGCTGCAGTATACGTTCTTTGCCTCCAGCGACGACAGTCTCCCCTCGATTTCATCTCGGACGCCCGAGCAGGCCGCTTCCATGTCGGCCGCCTCCACGAACACAAGTTCTTCGCAGCTGGGATTCTTGTAGGAAACCTTCACCTTGTAAGATGGCAATGCAACCTCCTTGCACATAAGCCGTACGTGTTTATTCAAGCACGCTCGATGTAGGCCGGATCGGCGTTGTAGTATTCCCCAGGAATTGTTGTGTCGTTTGCAAAGTCGTTGTTCCAGTCGGCATAGATGGTCACAAAACCTATAGTTCCGTTCGGGGAATCCCCACCAGACGGAAGATCCTCTTGGCTTGTGAGTTGTTCCACAAGCCTCCATGTGACCACATTCAGTCCTGAATTAAGATTCCAATGGACTGTGACTCCAAGGTCTTTGAGTTTGGTTCCGACGCCCATCGAGTACCCGACGTTTCCCACGGGCTGGGATAAAGCGGTTTTTTCGAACATCTCGGAGTAGCCATCGTACAGGCTTTCCATGCTATCGAACCTGAGGCTTCTTCCGTTTTCGGCCACGACAATGTCGTGGTTTTCAATGACATAGTTTACATCGGCAACTGGGTATAGCCACATGGTGTTGGTGTTTGTGATCCATCCGTCCGCCACATATGAAACTATATCATCGTAAGATTCGCCGTCTCTTCGGCTTCCGACCATCTTCAGGTCCCCCACGCAGTTGCTGGTCATAGTCATGTTGACGGTTCGTTGGAGGGATACTCCGTTCACCACGCTGGTGTCGAGTCCCCCTTCGGTGGCCATGTTGCGCAGACCAGGCGTCAGATTGATGTTGTATGTGATTGGATTGGTGTATGTCATACAATTATTTATGCTTCCTATGTGGTTTTAGACCCGACCACCACCCCGCCCCCGGCCGCTTTGGAGCATTTCTCTTCCATTGTCTTCGGATAGGAGTCGTACTTGGACAGTTCGACCGGGAAGGTGTCGTCGCTCGGCCTCCTCATCCCCGCCATCCTCGCGTTCTGGTACATGTGGGACGCTCTGGCGTGGTCGCCACGCGAGTAGAGCATGTCGCCGACCAGACACCAGAACTCCGCGAATGACGGACAGGTCGCAAGGCATCCGAGAGCCCTCCTGTAGGCGTCCCTGATCTCGCCCTGGACAAACTGAACCCTGGCCAGGTAGTAGTTCATCAGGACCGTCGCCTCGCCCCCCGACTCGCTCATCAGGAGGTATTTGTTGGCAGCGGCCAGAAACTCCTTGGTCTTCCCCTCGGCCAGCAGCGAGCACGCCAGATAGTAGTAGGGATCGGGACTCGTCGGACTCCTCTCAACCCACTTGCGGCTCAGGCTTGTGTTTTCGGCTCTGCTGTCCGGCCTCTGCCCCCCGACTATCACAACGCCGGGCGTTACGACGGCCTCGGCCCCCACCACTGTCTCGAACACCGGGTTTTCGAATCTGCCCCTCTCCCAGAGTCGCACCTCCTTGGAGACGACCCCGCCGTTCATCACATAGAAGTAGTGGCCTCCCGAAAGACCGCCTATCGCCTCCGCCCCTCTCGCCACGGTCTCCCATGGCTCGACATACATGTTCAGGCCCTTGGAGCAAAGGGAGTTGCGCACCTCGGAGTAGTCCCCATCGAACTTTAGATCGACTACCTCGACCCCCATGTCCCTTGCTATGCGGGGCGTGCCGTCGCTGGACCCCAGATCGCCGACAACGACGCGTCCTCCGACCCGCACCGCGGATTCAAGGCACCGCCCTATCGTTTCCGCGTTGTTCCTCGCCAGGACTTGGATCGTCAGCACCAAACTTCTCCGAAACGACGAACCTCAAAACTTCGGCGTTGTCGACCTGCCCCGCCGATTCGTAGTACGAAGCGAGCTGCTCGTAGCCCCTCCGAGCCCACGGGGCTTCGACGATCAAACTTATCGCCGACTCCAACGAGCCTACTGCTCGCATTCCCTGCATACGCCGAGTATACGACGCCAGAAGGGACATTCGGGCGGAGGGTTCACGGGCCAGCACCCACAGCACTTCTCCGCATCCATGAACTTCTGGTTCTCCGTCACAAGGGCCCGCTCCAGGCCCGTCGATATCTCGTCGTCCGTCAGAAGGAGATCGATGCACCTTCCGTCGACCGTTATTGTTGTGTGCCTAAATGACATTTGATCCTCCGAAAAGCGATTGACAATGTTCTCTTATAAGAGCGATGAAATTTGAAAATGCCGCCCCCCTGAGAAACAAGAAGGTCGAGGAGGCCCCGTGGAGGGGGCGGTGTCCTCGGAAGCCATGGGAGTACAGGGTCACGGCTGTCATCCCGGTCATGGATACGCACGAGTCCCTCGCCCTGTGCGTGGAACTGCTCAGGCTCCAGACCGAAAGGCCCTACATAATCGTCGTAGACACGGGGAGCCTTCCCGAAAACCTTGAAAAAATACTCGACATGCACGCGGACGACCTCGAGGTGCAGTGCATACGACAAAATGGAACGCTTCACCCGTCCGACCCCGTCTGCTTCGCCCTCGACCTAGCCCAGAGCATGTGCAGGACGGAGTTCATGTTCTGCACCCATTCGGACGCCTTCCTAATGAGAAGGAACTTCCTGGAGTGGCTCCTCGGGCTGTGCGGGGAGGAGGAAAGATCGCTCCATCCCGTGGTCGGATACGAGATCAGCCCCAGGAACCACGACGACTGGAAGGGCATGGTCAGCCACACGGCCACCATGTACCACATGCCCACCATGGACAAGATAGGCTTCGGATGGAGCATGAGGAGGATAGCCTCCGTGTGCGGCCTCAAGAACCAGGAGCCGCACCCCGACAGGCCGAACTGGCCCGATACGGAGACCCTGGGGAACATGATACTCAGGGAACACGGAGTCAAGGTCAGGATCATAGGCTCCGAGTCCAACTTCGCCCGAAACGCCGACGAAAACATCGACCACGCTAGGAGCATCACCCTTGGTTTGCTGTACGCCCCCGACTACCTCAAGACCGCCTCGGAGTGGTTCAAGGACGCCATGCAACAAGCCAAATCAAGAATAGACCTTTGGAGGTCTACAAACCCAATAGGAGGAAATTGAACGAATACCTAAACAACAAGACCCTGGAACGCCTCATAAACTCCTTCCAAGAGTCAAAAAGAACCCAGATAAGGCTCGCGATGCTCATGGAAGAGATAGTCGAAACCATATCAAGAAAAAGGATCAGGCAGTTGGACTTTGAGTACAACAAGGAGAACTTAGACGCCAAGCAGGACGCTCTTAAGTCTTGCAAGATGAGCCACGAGGACTCGAAGCAAAAGCTCGCCACCGCGTTCTTCACGCTCTCCGAAAACATCGTGAGATACGCCAAGTTCCAGCTCATAGACGCGGACGACGCCGTCCAAGAGGGCGTCATGATATGTTTCGACAAAATAGACAGGTTCGACTCGCGCAAGGGCAAGGCTTTCAACTACATGACCACCTGCATACTGAACCACTTCAGGCAGCTGTACAGGACGGCCAGGAACTACAACGAGCTTAAAAAGAGGTACCTGAACCACGTTCAGTTCGTAGAAGGAAGCTCGTCCTACAACAACGGCAGACAGATGTTTGATCCGAATGGCCACCATTGATTAAATCTAATGAAGTCTATACAATGAACATATGAGCGGAATAGAAAACCTAGAAAGACAAGAACTTATCGACAAGCTAGTTGCGAACGGCTTCGGCGACGTAGTGAAAGCCCTAATGGACGACGAGAAAAAAGTCTACACAAAAAAGGGCAGACTCAACAAAAGCGGTGCGTGTCGCAAGCTAAAGATAAAGTCCAAGCAACTTGAGGACATGCTGTCCGAGATGCGCAACATACTAAAGAGAGACATGGACTAGCATCCATCTATCCAAGCCCTGTCGTACCTCAGGGTCAGTTCGACCACGAGGTAGGCAGACTCGCTCATGTCGAGGTCTCCCCACTCTATGTTGTTCGGCCAGGCGTTCCGTACGACCCAACGCTCCATGGTGTTGCCACAGCCGTCGTACATCTCGATGTTCAGGGTGCGTTTGAAGTTGCCGCTGGGCCTCTTCCATGTCCCGGCGTCCTCGCAGGGGTCGTACTGCTCCTTGAGCCAGCTGAAGATGGGGTTGGTGTTCGTTTTGAGGTCGAACAGCGTGACCTGTATGGGCTTCCAGTCGGGCTTTCCCGGGAAGAACACGGTCTCGTTGAGGTGCTGCGCCTCTATCTCCTTGAAGTTGAGGCTGGGCCTCGCTGCCTTGTCGGGCGGAAGCATGCTCGCTCCCTCTCCGATCACGCCGTCGATGTACATCATCCACCTGAACTTCCTCTTGAAGCAAATGTCCGACCCACCGAGAACGCCTATCCCCATATTCCTTCCCATAGAACCTCCGAGATATGCTAGTCAAAGACCAACAAAAAAGGCCGGCGGGGCTTGCCCGCCGGCCTCTGTGTTTCCAATCGGACGAACCTCAGTTGACCGCTGTGCCCGTTCCGCCGGTGTTGCCGGGTCCGCAGCCGCAGCAAAGAGCCGTGGGGTTGGCGCCGCACAGGTTGGTGTACCGCACGTTCGAGTATCGGAGAGTGACGTCGATGGTCACCTCTTCGGACTGGCTGTAGTCCAGTTCGCCGAAGTTGACCGCCTGCGGCCAGCAGTCGAAGAGTCTCCACTGCTCGAGGTCGTTTCCGCAACCGTCGTACAGGGTTATGACGCCGGTTCCGCCGTAGCACCTTCTTATCGACGACTGGCCGAGACCCACGTTGTCGGTGAAGTTGTAGACGCTGGCCAGCCAGCTCCACAGTTCCTCGTTGCCCGCTCCGCCGCCAAGAACTGACACGTCGAAGTAGGTTATGGTGATCGACTGCCAAGTCCCCTTGCCGGGGATGTAGGTCTTGGCGTTCAGGAAGTTTATCTCGACTTCCTCAATTTCAATGTTGGGGCGAGCAGCCACCTTGACGAAGCTGGCGGGAACCCTTCGGGTACCGCCACCCACGACATTTCGCTCCACGGCGAAAGTCCACCTGAACTTACGCTTGTGGATGACGTCGTCGCCCCCCAGGCGACCAATACCCATGTTAATCGGCATATTCGTATTCTCCTATGTAATGTTACCAATTCATCAGAAGGTGTCTGAACCAGCGTCCCAGCTACCCGTCCTATGTATGCTGAACTCGATGAACATGAATTCGACGGCCTTCGTCGGCTGCACGCCGATTCTCGCCCTGAACTCATTCCTGTCGATCACATCCGGCGTGTTCAGCTCCGTGTCTGCCTTGATGATGAAATCGGTCAAACCACGACCGACCTTCACTTCCTGAAGGATGCGAGTTGCTATGTCCACGAACCTCGAACGAAGCTGCTCGTCGTGGGGTTCGAAGAGGAGCGAACGGCTCGCGGAGCGAATCCTCTTCTCTATGGCGAACATTAGCCTCCTGACATTGACCCTGTCGAGAGCCGTAGGCCTGCGCTGCAGGGTCTTCTGACCCCACACGACGAAGTCCTGCGAGTCGGCGTACTGGACGATCGGGTTGATGGCGTTTCTGTTGCCGTACATCAGGTCTCTCTCCTCGAGAGTCGGACGGCTGAAAACATCCGTTATACCGGGGACTATGCCGCGGTTGATTCCGGCCGGGGCGTACCACGGAGCCGAAAGCGAATCGCTCCTGGCGTACACGGCCATCACGGAACCAGACGGAGGAACCCAGACGTCAACGCTGTTGAACGAGTCGCGAACCTTGACCCACGGCCAGTACAGAGCCGCGAAGTCCGAGTCGAACCGCGTCGTGTTGAGCGGGTGCGAACCGTTCTGCCAAGCCACGATCTCCTTGACCGTGAGGCCGAACGGAGCGTCGATAATCGCAAGGCAGTCGCCTCTGAGATTCTGACACATGTCTATCAGGGCCGCAACGACCTGGGTAGAGCTGTGTCCCGGCACCGCAACCAAGTCCAGGTCGACCTGCTCCGGCTCGCTGAGAGCGTAGATTCCAGTGTAGCCCAGTTGGCTTCCGATCAGGAGCATGTCCTGATCGTCCGGGTCGGATGGGATTCCGTCGCTTCCACCCGACAGCGAGTAGACGCCATCAAGCGGGGGCGAGGGGTTTGCCGTGTTGTCCGCAACCCTCACGAAGTCGGAAACCAGACTGAGGAAGGTCTCCACATAGTAGCGGCTGGTCTCGTCCTTGGACAGGTTGCCCCAAGACTCGATCTGCACGCCGTTGTTGTAGACCTCCATCACGAAGTTGCCCTCGCGGATGTTGTTCTTCACGACAACCTGCGTCGAGTTCCCGTCGATGCCCGCGGAGTCCGCGGTCACCGTCATGGACACATCGCCATAGCGGTTGTTGTCGCCGCGCACCAGCCCGCACTCGGAGACGTCCACGTCGCCCGAGACGCACTCAGGCGAGCCGCCCGCGGCTGTTATATAGAAGCCCTTGTTGCTTCCGCCCGATTCGACGGACGCGTCGGTCGGGTCAACGAGCGGGGCGTCGAAGCCTAGAAGCTCGAACGCGGAGCTCTCGTTCTTCACGAGCAGTCTTGCGTCTACGCCTGCGTGGAGCGTCCTGAGGGACACATAACCACCGGTGATGCCGTTGCTGCTGCTGCTGCTGTCGTATGTGACAGTGCCGCCAACGACCACGGCCTCGAAACCTCCAGGAACATCCCCGGCGGTTATCTTTGCGTTGATCTCGTCGACGACTTCCTCCGCAGTGGCCGCGCCCTCGGCACCTAGTCCCGAAAGGTCGATCACCTGGACGACATTGTCGATCAGTACATTGTCCGTTCCGTCGACGACGACCTGCAGGTCGAAATTCGACAGGTTGGTGAAGTCGAACGGGGAGTCCTCGCTTCCTGTCATCTGCGCGACCGTCATGCCGCTGCCAAGTCCGGTCGGACTCACATGGACATTGCCGTCGGCACTCGTCGGGCCGTAGAGGGAGTCGGCGACCGAGACGAGCTCAAGGCTAGCTCCAGGGCCGAACGAGAAGGTCGTCCTCACGCCGATCCTTGAGGTTCCGTAAGTCTTTTTGTACTTGTAATCGACATAAATCTTGTTCGCTCCGACGGAGGAAGAAGAAGAAGCGGAAGTCGGCAGATTTCCGTTGTAATTAAGCGTTATGACGCCGGTGGCGAGCACTATGCTTCCGCTTAC